GTGGGTAAAGAGACCCTGTGACAACATATCGTATGTCTTTTGTACCATCTCCAAGTTATTACCCCAAATACCAACGGCAACCCTCATATAAAGGTGTTGTGGTGTTTCAGCAACATTACCATCCACTTTCAAGAGATATGATTTTTCCAAAGTCTTGAAACCAAAGAAATCGAACTCAAAGTCACGATCGTGAACGATCATCGCATTTAATTCCTTTCCGTGTTTTTTAATAACTGCGTAGGTTTCATCGGAAATCATACCCGCCCTTTCACCTGTCTTAGGATTGATATAGTCGTATAGATTTTTAGCAACCGTAGTGAACTCTTTGGGTACGTGTTTGTATAGTGAAGTAATCGCAATTCTTGAAGCCAAGAATGAATAGTCAGGGTGAATCGGAATCATTGATGCCGCCGTTTCAGCTGCCAACTTATCCAATTGATCCGTTGTTACTCCATCATAAATTCCCGCAATTACCTTCTTCGATACACTAATCGGATCAACATAATCTGTATTCAGATCATAGGTTTGCTTTTTAATTCTGAGAACTACCTTATCAAATTTTACAGGTTCCCTTTCTCCGTTTCTTTTTGTTACATACATTGTTTTAATAATTTAGAAGTCTTCGTCTGTTGAGAATGATTTTCCTTCGTTCACACCCACCGCAGCTTTGGAATAGTCGGAAACTCTTTTCTCAAAGAAGTTGGTTTTATTTTCCATTGCGATATTTTGCATGAAATCAAAAGGATTTTCAGAATTATAAACTTTTCCAACCCCAAGATCAACTAGCAAACGATCCGCAACATATTCAAGATATTGTTTCATCAAGTCTTTGTTCATTCCGATCAAATCAACAGGAAGTGATTCGGTGATGAACTCTTTTTCAATTTCAAGTGCCGAACCGATGATTTCCATAATCCGGTCTTTTGTCAATTTGTTTTCAATATGGTTGTTGTAAAGGTGAACCGCAAAGTCACAATGTAACCCTTCATCTCGTGAGATAAGTTCGTTACTGAATGAAAGACCCGGCATCAAACCTCTTTTCTTGAGCCAGAAAATTGAACAGAATGATCCTGAGAAGAAGATCCCTTCAACCGCCGCAAAGGCAATCAATCGTTCAATAAATGACTCGGACCCGATCCACTTTAGAGCCCATTGTGCTTTCTTTTGAACCGCAGGAATGGTGTCAATTGCATTGAACAAATAGTTTTGTTCTTCTTTGTCTTTGATATAAGTGTCTATCAACAATGAATAGGTCTCAGAATGGATGTTTTCCATCATAATCTGAAATCCGTAGAAGAATTTTGCTTCCGTATATTGAACTTCACTTACAAAGTTCTCTGCGAGATTCTCGTTTACAATTCCATCCGAAGCCGCAAAGAATGCCAAAACATTTTTAACGAAATGTTTTTCTCCGTCATTGAGTCTTTCCCAATCAATAAGATCGGAAGAGAGGTCAATTTCTTCAGCAGTCCAGAATACGGATTCTGCTTTTTTATAGTAATCCCAAATATCGTGGTGTTCAATTGGAAACAGCACAAATCTGTTCTTATTTTCTGTTAAGATTTTTTCCATTTTTTTGTATAAATTAAAGTGTTTGTTCTCGTTGTCTTCTTCTATCCATCAATTCTTTCTGACGCTGTTTTGCCGATTCTTCTTTCTTTTCTTCTAATCCCAAGAAAGTAACACTCTGCTCAGTGTCAATATCCAATAACTCGTTATTGAATTTGCAATTCTCAAATACAATACCATCCCTTCCGATACGTGATTTCGTGATGGCGATCGTTGCGAGGTTCATCTCCTTTTGTTGAAGTGATTTCGCAATTGAAATAATCACGTGTCCGACTTGAGCCTTCTTAATTGATCCACCCATCTGATCTGTGGTTACAACATCAGAAGAGATTGACGATCTATTACCTTGAGTTGCAGTCCAACCCGCAATATCCAACTCAGTACACATCGCTTCAAACTTTCTCATCACCGATCCTTCACTCTTCCAATCATCTGCTCCTGCCATACTTTTGTCAGGAAGAATACAGTCAATATAATCAACAACCAAAAGGTCAATCGTTACACCCTCAGCTTTGATTTTACGAATGTAGTTCTTGATATGACTCATGGTTAGAGTATCAGATGGTAGTTTTCTAAGCATCAACTTGTTGGGTTGTGATTCTCGGATTTCTCTAACTTTTTCCATCACATCGTCTTTGTGTGCAGGAAGTTCAGAGTTTGCAAGTCCTGTCCACAAGGTGAAGTGCTTTCTTTGGATAATCTTTTGGTTGTCTTCAAAGAAGATTTGAAGGACATTGAAACCCATATTGAAAGCGTTGTTTGCTATTTTTGTGAGTATAGTTGTCTTACCCACCCCCGTCGGAGCGAGAATAACACCAATTTCACCCTTCGCCAATCCCCCACTCAGAAGATTATCAAGACCATTAATTCCCATCGGAATTGGGTGTCTATAGTCTTCCGCCAAAACATCATCCAAATCACTGAACACATCTGCAGTGTCTTGTTCCATATTACCAACCTGTAACCCCTCTCTCACCATTTCTTCCAACGCATCATAATTCTCGAAATCACCTTTATCGATGATTTTCTGTGCTCTTTCAAGCACCTTCTTCATAACTTGTTGTTTACAAAACTTCAATGCTTTGTCTTGTACAAACTCGTGCCCCTCCTGTGGTGCGTTCTTGACATTTTCAAGTGTGTCAATGATTACCTTGCGGGCTTGTTCTTGAGAAATTTCAGAGATAGTTAGTTGTTCAAGTGTGGCAATGTTCGGAATAGATTCGTACTTTACATGGTACTCTTTTACCATTTGGACAATGATTGAGTAATACTTGTTGTCAAAGTACGTGGGTTCAATAACTTCCATAATAGACCCCGAAAACTTCTTATCAAAGATGATTTGATTGAGAAGTTGGAGCTGAAAGGTATTACCTAAATAACCGAAATTTTTCTGATTTGCCATGAATGAAACTACCTGATTTTTCTATAAATATAGTTAAACGAGTTCTAAATCTAGGTAAGAGTAAGTTAAATTTTCGTCGGAAAAAATGTCAGTTAGGTTACGCAAAACACCTTTCAGAAGTGGTCGTATATCAACGGTATAACGAACTTTTGGGGGGTAAACTTTCGCATCGAACTGAAGGTGACAAATTGTCCGATTTCCATCCTTAATATAAATGTTAAAATTCTCGGGTCCATCGGTGTTTGATGTTTCCATAATGGACTCATCGGTGGTGATCTGAAAATAATTATCGGTCATATACACAAGGGTCTTACGCTTGAGATCATTTTGAATAATGTTCTTGATATTATTCAACTCGTGATAGAGATTCAAAGATCGTCCTGCGTTTTCTTGATAATCCCGTACATTAAAGAATCGTTGTACCACAAAGTTGTCGTTGAGGGTAATCAACAATTCCATTTTTTTCAATTCCTGTTCTTTCATTTTTTTTGTTTTTTAAAGGTTTGTTTTTCTTTTCTTGTTAACTTCATAAAAGGGGTGATAAAATCAACCCACGCATTGTCCCCTCTCGGTAAAAAATTGTACAGACCATCTTCTCTCATAAGTTTCATCGCCTGTTTGTATGATCTACCATCGGGGTCTAAACTCTCATTGATTAGACTTAATATTTCATTTTTTGCTTCTTGTGTTAAAAGTGGGTTTCGTAGATCAATTAACTTTCTGTTGACTTCATAAAGTTCTTTTTCAAATATACCATCTTTTGTTTTACCAGTCAAAAGGTTTTGTAACGTTTTGTTGTTTTTGTTTTCTTCAAAAAGTTTCTCAGCCAAACCCAATACTTCCTCTACTTCCATCTTTTTTGTTAATAGGTCGGGGAATAACTTAACCAAAGTCCTTTCTCCAAGAAAATAAACTCCATTTATATTATCCGACTTATCACCACAAAAAATCTTGAAGACTGCCATATTTTCTGATGGAACATACAGATCTTTTACTATCTGAATCTTCTCACCATACTTTATTAGTCCCTTAAACGGATTATAGATCCACACATTTTCTTTCATGAGTTGTGTTAGATCTTTATCCCCCGAATAAATAGTTACTTGTTCGTTGTCAGAATTTTGAGTATAAAATGCAATTAGATCATCAGACTCACATTCTGCTTGTTCTACTTGTCTTACAAAGAATTCTTCCAAATAAAGTTGGATACGGTTCTTTTGTTCGTAAAAGGATTCTGTGTCAAAATCATCGGATTTGATTCTATTTGCTTTGTATTCTGCAAGAATCTTTCTTCTTTCCAAAGAGTTATACTCACCATCCCAAAATACAAGAATTTTGTCGTAGTTATATTCCGTAAGTTGTTTTCTAAGTGTATTCAAAAAATGGAAAATACCTCCTACTTTCTTATCTTGAGAGTATAAGTTCTTAGCTCCGTGAAATCCGATTTTCAGGAGGTTATTTCCATCAACTAATAAAGTTCTCACAACAAATCACTTAAAGATTCAACATCTTCTTCTAATTTGTATTCTCCACCTGACCCCAAGATTTCTTTCCAATAGTCAGCATGTTCTTTTTTGTAGGTTTCAATAGAGGTCTTTTCCTCTGACGCATCTTTACCATGCAAAAACCCGTGAGGTGTGACCAAAATTTTACCATCTTCATACCCCAACCCATTGATGTGATTTTTCATCACAGAAATTTTGGTTCGTGTTGCGAACTTTACCTTACGTCCGTCTTTAGTAGCACTGATCTTAGTTGTTCCCGCATTTTTCTGATTTCCAAATAAGAAAACGATGGATGAATTCAACCAAATCGCCTCACCCCCTTTCGCCTTAATCTTCGGTTGACCAAAAGGATTATCAGGAAGTTCAACCCAAGGCTGATTGACGATTACCAAAGTGTTGGTGTATTTACTATCTGACCTACGGCTTCCCGAAATTCGTTGGTTGATACCCATCCCAATCTTGTCAGCAAGAACCGATGCGTTGTGTTGTTTTCCTCCTTTACCATCGAACGTCATTTTACAGGGAACAGAACCAACCGAGTCCCAAAGGAACAAAAGATCGTAGTCAATATCACCTTTATCTTGTGCGTCCAATACCTCATTGATATAATCGGTGATTTGTTCAATGTAATCAAAGTCGTTTTTGAAAAGGAAGAATCCATCCCAATCCAATTCACCCGTTTCTTCATCAACAACTTCTTCACATTGGAATCCCATAATTTTAGCGTGATCAAAACTCCATTTTTGTTCTGTAATAATAAAAACAGGTAGGATATTTTTTTGTTGTGCACTAACTGCCGATTTTACAAGTGCAGTTGTCTTACCCGTATCGGAGTGACCCAAGAACATATTAAGGTGACCAAGTGCCGGTCCTGGCATACCTGTAGCGTCCAAAAATTCTTGACCCAAGTCAAGGTATTTTTGTGGTTTATATTTTGCCGAAGTCGAAAACTTCTTCTTTACCGAAGTAAAATCTTTTTTCTTGATTGCCATAATTTTTATAAGTTAAAAAAGGGGAGGAAAACCTCCCCGTGATTTTTAGAATGGAAGTTCCGCCGAGGGAAGTTCGTTGTGTTGTGGATCAAGGTCACTTTCTTCATCTGTGGTTCCTCCACCACCGAACTCAGATGTTCCTTCTTCAC